CTAGAGAGCAAAGCCGACGTACTGGAGTGGGATACCAGCCTGCTGCGGGTGAAGTACGAAAGCGGCGGTTCTGGTGGGACGGCCGGCGCCGTGCTCGCCGCTCGTTTGGCCGACTTAAAAGGCCGGATCTTCCAGTCCCTGGGGATCAAGCCGGTCGTCGGCGGCAGCGGCGGAATGGCGCAACTGGTGCGTAGCTGATGGCCACTAACTTTGCCGAATATGCCAACCTGAGGATGATCTGGACGCCGCCTGGCGCGATTGCCAACTTCCGCGCCGGGGTGCCTGCCGCTGGCCCTGCGGTGGTGGTCGAGGCCTTTGCCAAAAGCCAGGGCCGTAGTGAGCAGGATCTGCCGGGGGTGGTTGCGGGCTCGTTGATCCTGGAGGGCTACCTCACCCGTTGGGCGCTGCTGGGCTCCGCAAGTTGGCTGGTTGCCGGGTCGTCGCTGAGCTGGAATGAGACCGGCTACAGGCCGGCTGGGATGCTGCCAGGCGCAGAAGGCAAGGCAGTGCTGACCGATCTCACCGTGCTACCCACGCTGGCTGATGGTGCCGAACAGGGGCAACTGCGGATCCTGGAGTTCCCGTTCGGAGTCGGCGGGATTGGCAGCAAGCTACGCAAGGTCCTGGGGGACAAGTTCAAGGCGGCCTTATCCACTGCAGTGTGAGCTATGTCCATCCGCGTTGAAACCACGGTCACAGGCCCTGGGCCTGGGGAAATGGATCGGATGCTGCAGGAGATTGCCCGCAATACCCTGATCGAACTGTTCGGCCGGTATCAGGCCAGCTTCAACCCTGCGGCGTGGAACTGGCCACGGGAAACACGGCGCCGGGTCGGAGTGGTCGGCAGCCCGCGCAACATCGTTGACACCGGCTCCCTGCGACAAAGCGGGACCTACAGCTTTATTGGTCCCTACACCTTGGAGGCCCGTTGGAGCGCCGCCCACGCCACCGCCGCGCATGAAGGTGCCCGCCTGCGCAACGGCACCATCCTGCCCGCCAGGCCCTGGACAGATGCGGTGAGTGGCGCGGTGCAAGCTCCAGGGATCCCCGTCTATCCACTGGGGCAGCGGCTGCAGCAACGGATACAGGTGGCGGTAGCGCGGGGCTAGGTGGATTTTTTCGCCCCTGACTGAGGTCGCGCAATGGCCCAGTGCGGGAGGCAATGGGCCTCGGTCCCTAACATTCCCCAGTCCTGCTCAGGGTCAGGCGGGAGTTGATAGTTCCATCTACCTATGGAGCAGGCATAACAAAACCAGCAGCGACCTTGAGTGTCACGCCACCCGTCCCGCTCTTACGGCCGTTCGCTCACCGGGATGGGCTTCGGCGCGGGGGCTGCAGAGTTGCCCCAGCGGGCAAGAACGGCGTGGGCATCGGCAATCCGAGCAGCCCTGGCCTTGGCTCCGTCAAAATCGGGACAACCAAAAGCCGATTCACTCTCCATTCGCGCTCTGTGTCGATCAGCCAGGAACCTCTCTAGTTCCTGATCACTCGGCCCCTCCATCTCCGGCTCGTCCAAAGCGGCCCAGATCCGGTCGCAATCACGATCAGAAAGCCCTGTCATGCTTTGCAGGTCGTGCCGCTGAACGCCGTCTAGCAGCTGTGCCAGGGCCCATGCCGCTTCACTCGGTGCTGACGCGGCAGGCCGGCCCCAACGGGCAAGAACGTCCGTCATCAAATCACTCAGTTCACAATGAGCTGATTCCAGGCAGCCACCAATCTTCAGCCAGGTTGCCCAAGGCTCCCGGCCATAGGCAAAGGCGATCAGGCTTGCATGGTCCGGCCCCTCCCCTTCCGGCTCGTCCAGGGCGGCTCGGGCGCGTTGCAGTATTCCCGATTTCCGACCAGCCCAGTAGGCAGTATCGGTGGGTGGGTAGGTCTGAATCAGTGAAGCAAGTTCTTGGCACAAGGCACGAAAGTCGGTCATGGTCGGTGGTGGTGAATGGGTGCTAGGGCATGGGCAGCGGTCGTAGCGTCAGACGCTCGCCCACGCCAGCGCAAAGCCCCAGCTCCCCCATCGTAAGCCATCCCCACTCCCTAAGCCACTACGGCAAACTGAGAAAACAGCACCGCCGGCACCGTGCCCCTACCGTTTGTCACCGCGCTAGATGTCCAGGTCCAGGACGTGGGGGACGCAACCACGGGCATCCTGCAATTCCCTGTCTTCCATGCTCTGCTGGTCGGGGAGCGCTTGCTGATGGAAGAGATCGAAGACCAGTCCACGCTGACCGATCAGTTGCAGCGCTTGGCTCAGGTCATCCAGCACATGGACAACCTGCCCGAGCCGACCGCCAATCTTGTCGCACTACGGGTGATGTCCGCGCACAACGGCATTCCCGTGGTGCTGGAGCCACTGGAAACCATGATTCGCAAGCGCGAGCACCGGTTGATCCATGAAATTGAAAAGTGCCAAACCGCAAAATTTCAGGCAAGGGTCACGCGGATGGTTACTGCTGCAATCCGTTACCGACTGGGGGAAGTAGATCCTGACTGCGCCAACTGGACCGATGATGAAACCCTGAAGATGACCGAAGGGCTGCGAGATGCCATCTACAACTTTATGCTGAGAGAGCAACGCGGGGGCAAAGATCAGGAAGCGCCCGACTTGCAAGCAATGGCCGAAAACCTGGGAAAGCCCGACCTGCCCCAACCGACTGGGGCGCAATCTTCTGGAGGGTCAACGACCTCTGGCCCAACCATCAATTCTTCTCCTGTGAGCGATTCGCCTACTGCCCCGAAACGGTCGTCTGGGAAGCAATCGAAACAGGCACCCGAATACTGAGGGAACGGCAGCACGCGGCAGAACGGCCGATCGCTAATTTTCACGCCTGGTACGCCAGCGCACACCGGGACACCGATAAGCGCAGCGAGCCGTTCAACATGGAGGACTTCTGCTGGCACTTGCCGCCGACTGCGGCTGGCGATGCACCACAGGGCCCGCCGGCAGAAGCTGGTGCGGCGATGCTTGCCCTATGCGAGGCCCAGCAGGTTCCAGGGTTTGCGATGGCCTTCTACGATGCCCTTGCTACCGCCGGAGAGGGAATAACCCCACCCACTCTGCTGGCCCTGCTGGCAGATGATGCTCTGTTACTGGCCCCAGCTGAGCAGCAGGACGGCTGGCGGGGGTTGCTGCTGGCTGAAGATACGGCCGCCGGCCAGGTGCGCACCTTCAGGATGGCGGGGGATCCGCAGCGGGTGGTGAGCTTGCTTGTGCCAGACGCTCCCGATGCTGTGACGCCAGCATGGGCGGCGGCAGGAGCATGGCTGCCCATCGCTCAATCTGCTGGTAGCACGCCTCAACCTCCTGCGCTGCCGCCTGGATTGACGGGAAGTAGCCAAGCGACCAACGGCGACCATCCCACCACACCCGAGCCTGATACGGGCGATGGTTGTTATGAGGGCAGTGGCTGACGCCGCGAGGATAGGAGGCCATGCCCCAGCTTTCCAGTCTAAGCCGCTGATAAGGCTTAAGCCATGGCGGCACCCTGAGAGGTAACGCCCCGGCGATGCCGGCACGAAAATGTCTACGGAATGGCAGCAGAGTTTTGGCTACCGGTTCTTTTTTACCCCAATCAAGTCTTCGGCGGCTGACCTGACCCGCATCAACCTTGGCGGGCTTGGCGCCGGCAAGTTTATCAACAACGCCACTCTGCAAAACGCGACTGCCAAGATTATCACTGCTGGCACGGGTGATACTTTCGCCTTTGGCGTTGGCGCCCATGCGATTACGAATGCCGTCACCACTACCTCTCTCGCAACCCTGACCTTCGACGCTGCCCACGGCATTGCAGTAGGCCGGAGGATCGTTGTCAAAGATCTCCCCGCCCCGTTCGCCAGTCTGAACGGTTCGTTTGTGGTGACATCGGTGACCACCACAAGCCCGCACACCCTCTCCTACGCCCTGACTGGTTCTGCGATCACCACGGCCGCCGTTGCCGCTGGTGTAGTGGCCCCCTCGCTGCTGCTTGATGGCACCGATCCCCCGTTCCGGCTGATGGGGCTGACCAATGCCCAGCCAGCCAACGCCACCACCAAAGAATCCGTCACCACCTACGATGAGGAAGCGGGTGGTTACGCCACGCCGATCCCGACCGCCAAGGACAAGACATGGGCGCTATCTGGGGTCACATCCTTTGCTGCTTCTGCGTGGCGTGCCATGCGGCTATGCGAAGAGCTGAACCTATCCGAGAAGTTGATGATCCAGTACGCCTTGATCGGCCCTTACAACGGCAACCAGGTGGAGTATGGGTATGGCATGTTCGAGTCCTACCAGCCGGAGCAGGCCGCCGGCACGGTGCTCAAGTATCAGGTGAGCTTGGCTGGCTACGGCAAGCCGGGGCTTGAACTGCTCTGATCATGGCGATCACCGTTCGGGGGGAGAAGTTCGAGGGCTACAACAAGCCCAAGCGGACCCCCGTGCGAGCTTCAAGGCCCGCCATGCCGAGAACATCGCCAAGGGCACGATGAGTGCCGCCTACTGGGCTGACAAGGTGAAGTGGTAGGTCTAATCAGGTAACCGGAAATCCCGGACAACTGAATTGATAGGCCCCGGCGATGCTGGGGCTTTTTAGTGGTATCTTTAGCAGGTCACTGCTCTGCGCTTTCGACGGAAGGCGCATCAGTTTTTGCATTAAGAAGCTGCAGCTCTCCTGATGCCGACGAAAAGCCCTGGCCTTGGCTAGGGCTTTTCTGGTTCGGGTAATTATTGGGAATACTTGCCCATCAGGTAGCTAAACACGAACGCAATGAAGCATACCCCAGCATTGAATGGATCGGTGAAAGCCAAATAAACAACCACCGCCGCCCATATCACTGCAAGCAAATTGGCTACAGTAGCGTGAGCTATTCTTTTTGGAGTGATATGAGGATTGGAAGGGTCAAAGCCAAAGAAGTTTTTCATGATTGTGTGGTGTCAGGGGTGGGGTGGTTGCTTTGCTTGGGTTTAGCCAAGACGAACGGCGTCAGCCATTCTACTACGCCTTCCTCGCAAAGGGCTGCGAAGAACTCATGGTTGTTTTCTATTATTTCCGCCATCTTTGGTGTGCAACTAAGCATCTCTGTACGTCCTATGACGCAAGCTTCTGCGTGTTGCTCGGCAAAATGAAGCCCAATGCCAAAAGCATGTGGCCAATCACTAAGCTTCAGTAATGCCGCAATTCGTTCAGCGCGTTTTCTTTCTTCACGCGGGAAATTTATGCTGTCACGCAAATCCTTGTCTTTGCTCATGGCGTGGTTGGGGGTACCAGGACAATCATTAAATCGCTATCTGTATAGCAGGTGATTACAACTTCTTTGCAAAGGTGTCTTTGCGCTTCTATTGGTGCATACCTGCGCTCCCAAGGGCCTGGCTTTTGACAGGCTTCTACAAGGTTTACTGTGTCGTCTCTTGACAGGTAACTACAAACAATATCATTGGTTAACTGAAAACTGGGCATTGGCGGATCGTAGCAACTACCCTTCGGCGTGCCGTAGGCATCTCCCAATGCCGCTTTGCGGCGCTTTGCTTGTCCCATGGTCAGTCCTTGGTGGTGGCTATTCCATTCTACCCCATCCCTAAGCCGTTCGCCAAGGGCAGCGCCAACCGCCCAGCAAGCGACCCGCCCCAGCCTGTCGGGAAAGCTGGAGCATGACCCTGCCCACCACTGCACAGGAGCTATACGACCTGCTGGCGGCCGATGCCGTGGTGGCCCCAGCACTGGGGACCTACACCCCCCGCAGCGGCACCGCCATCCCCGCCATCGCAGTGGTCCGGCGCAATGAAGCCCTGCCCGAGGGGGTGGCCGTGGCTGGCCTGGAAGTGGTGATCATGGCCAACCCCGACTACGCCACCGAAGCATTCGCCACGGGTGAAACGGCGCTCAATCCGCAGTTCCGGCTTTACGTGTCCGAGTGGTCGCCAGCGGGTGACTTCACGGCCCTGCAGTTGCTCACGCAGCGGATCATCGGCCTGCTCCCCGGCTGCCGTGCGGTGCCGATCGGTGGCGATCCCCCAGGCCGTGGTATCGGGGTGCTCGATCAGTACGCCCTGAGCTGGACCAACCCCACCCAGTACGTCGTCACCCCAGGAAGCTGACATGGCAAACGAGTGGGTTGTCAAGGTAACGGCCGATGTCAAGGGGGTACTCGATGCGTCGCGGCAAATCGGGCAGCAAGGCAAGCAGGCGGGGGAGCAGTTCAAGCAGGGATTCGCCGGCAGTGACCAGACGATCGAAGGGCTGCGTAGCCGACTGAATGAGTTAACCCAGTCCCTAAACAAAGCGGCTATCGGATCAAAGGAGTTTGCGGCTGCGCAAAAAGAAATCGCCAAAACACAGCAGGAAATCAACAATGCGCTAAAGGGGGTTGCTGCAGGGGAGGCGACTATTACCGGGCTGCGCAACAAGATGGCGGCGCTGAACGAAACCCTAGGCCAAAGCGTAATTGGCTCTAAAGAGTTTGTAGCAGCGCAAAAAGAAATTGCCCAAACTCAAGACAAGTTAAACGCAGCGATAAAGGGATTTGGCGGCAATCAAAACAGCATTGAAGGGTTAAACAACAGGCTAGCCGAGTACAATAGCATACTGCAAAAAGCTGAAATTGGCTCTAAAGACTTTGTGGCGGCACAAAGGGGAATTGCAGCAACGCAAAAGCAAGTAAATGATGCATTGAAAGGATTTAGCGCAAGCGAAAACACGATCAACGGGTTGCGCAGTAAAATATCGGCCCTTAATGAAACCCTAGGCCAAAGCGTGGTTGGGTCGAAAGAATTTGTCGCAACACAAAAGGAAATC